GGGTTACGGAATCCCACAGCTGGCTCATCGGAGGCAACTGCTTGACAAGCATGACAGGAGTTCCGGCGGTGATGCCACTGATCGGAATGCGGGCGATCGGAATCCACACGGTACCGGAATTGTTCAGGATACTACCCGACGGAACCGTGGGATCAGCCGCCGTGCCACTGGTGGCGGTGCCCTTCAACACAGCGAGCGCGATCGTTTCGATGTTGTTCGAACCTCGCGTGTATTTCACGCAGATCAGGTCGTTGCGGTTCCGTCCCGTGACTCCGCTTTCGATCGTGACGGTCTCCGCCGCGGTGACGCGCGCGTACCGTCCTTCGATCACAAGGTTGAGGACCGGGACGAGCGCTTTGTTTGCTGACTGCATGGTCACGGCGGGGAATTTGCCGTCGCTGCCTTGCAGCAGGTAGTTGCCGTTTCCGACCAGTCCGGCCTGCATGGCTCCTTGGTCGCTGGATGTGATGTGCGGAGCGCCGGCCTTGCCGGTGATGAGATTCATGGTCATGGTCATTCCTTCCTATCTGTTGTGTTGTTGAGGTATGCGGCGTAGGCGGCGTCCTGCGTGGCTGCCAGCGCTTTGAACGTCTGCCAGCATGCGGTACAGACGAGCGCGCCCTGTGCGACTCCGTCGACGGTGGTGTGTGTGATGTCGTGCCAGTCGCTGGAGGTGCGTGGGTCACCGTCGGCGAGGTATGCGGAGGCGTGGCATCGGTCGCAGGTGTATCTGGTGATGTTCGTGGTTCGTGCCATTGATGTTCCTTTCTCTTTCAGGCTGTGCGCTGGTAGATGTGTCCCGGAAGGATGGTGTTGCATTCCTTCCAAGTGCCGCCGTAGGTGGTTCCCGGATTTGTTGTGGCGGTGGTCCAGTAGAGGGAGCCGACCGGGTGGGCGGCGATGAACGCCTGGCTTGCGCTCATGCCCGTCTCGCCCTTGTCGCCCTTCGGTCCGACGAGGCTTGTGTTCGAGACTGGCTTGAACGTCACGTTTTTCCCGGTGGCTGTGATCTGCGCGTACATCAGGTTCTTGCCGCCATTGGTCATGGCGAAGAAGTATTCGCCTACGACCGGGGCACGGTTGAAACTGAGTGCCCGCCAGTCAAAATCCGAGCATGCGGACGTCCAGTATCCGGATAGTATGCGTGTGATGATCAAGGCAGGCAACCCGGTCTCGCCGCGTTGGCCGGCCTCTCCTTTCGCTCCGGTGGCCCCGGTCGCGCCAGTGGCGCCGGCAGGGCCCTGCGGTCCTTGCACTCCCTGCTTGCCTTGCGGTCCGGTGTCGCCCTTGGGGCCTTTGACGTTGCCGAGCAGAATCTTCGTCATATGCGCTCCTTACTTTCCGTCATTGATCATGTAGTACAGGTCGCCCGTCGCCGGATCGTAGGAGACGGGAGCCGCCGACGCGGTGGTCGTATCCGCGTACACGGCGTACAGGTCTCCGTTCGGGTCGACCTGCAGTGTGAAGAATCCGGAAGTTGGCGCCGTCACGCCGCTGGCACCCTGCGGTCCTGTCGGCCCCTGTGGGCCCTGCAGTCCCTGCGCACCTTGTATTCCCTGCTTGCCTTGCGGCCCGGTGGGGCCTGTTGCTCCGGTAGGTCCGGCAGGACCAGTCGGACCTACCGGGCCAGTGGGACCGGTGGGGCCTCCTTCTCCGGAGGGGCCGACATCGCCTTTATCACCCTTGTCGCCCTTCAGCCCTTCAGGACCTTGCGGACCGGGAGGGCCGGCAGCTCCAGTGGCTCCTTTAGGCCCGATCTCGCCGGTATCGCCCTTCACACCCTGCGGGCCGACGTCACCCTTCGGACCCTGCGGGCCGACAGGGCCTTGCGTTCCGATGATGGACTGCCTGGAAACCGTCTTCCCTTGGAACTGGCCGCCGGATTGCGAAACGCACTGCCAGACGATGCTGTATTTTCCGCCACCTGACAATGCGGTCGAATATTCATTGACGAGTGGTGTTCGGTTCAACCATTCGCTCACGTTCCCCGTGAATATGGCGCCTGCCGGATATTCGCCGACGAGGGATTTCTTCATCACGAGCGCCGGAAGGCCGACGTCGCCTTTAGCTCCCTGAACGCCCTGCGCTCCTTGCTTGCCTTGCGGGCCGGTGGCCCCGGTATCGCCCTTGTCACCTTTGGGGCCTTTGATGTTGCCGATCAATAGTCGCGCCATGTGTCACCTTTCCGGGATGTCCACGTACAGGTTCCCGCTCTCGGAGTCCCAGACGAACGAGGGTGAGTTCGTGTTGTCCGGATAGTTCACGTACAGGTCGCCGTCGCCTTCCATGCTGAGCGTGAAGAAGCCGTTCGAGGGGGCGGATACGCCGCTGTCGCCCTTGTCACCCTTCTCCCCTTGCGGGCCCTGGATGCCTTGGGAACCTTGGATGCCTTGTCTGCCCTGGGGGCCGGTCGCTCCCTGTGGACCCGTGGGACCCTGCGGACCTGTGGAACCCGTCGGGCCTTGCGGTCCCGCCGCGCCGATCGCGCCGGCATCACCCTTATCGCCTTTCTCGCCGCGTATCCCCTGCAGTCCCTGCGGGCCTTCGGGACCGGCGACGCCTTGCGGCCCTCGCTCCCCGGTCGCTCCTTTCTCTCCCCGAGGACCGGTGGGTCCGGTCGCTCCGGTGGCCCCCTGTGGTCCTGTGTCGCCCTTGTCGCCCTTCTCCCCTTGCGGACCCTGGTCGCCTTTCGGAAGCCCCAAATTCAAGGTTTTGTCGCTGCCGGCGCCCGTGAGCGACGCGCTTGCCTGTGCGCCGGGGGCGAGCGTGTCCACCGAACCGATTTTCAGGCCGGTGATGTAGTCGCCTTTCGGCTGTTTACCCGACAATGCGTTGTTGAGCGAGTCGATGTCGTTTCTGGTCACGTCGGCGCTGAACGTCCAGGCGTCGAGTTTGAGGCCGGCTCCAGCGTAGTAGGCGTGGCCACCATCCCCGATGGAGGATTCTCCGCTGTTGCCGCCGGCGCTGGCGCCTCCGGATTCGTAGGTGACGGTGAGCACGCCTCCCGAAACCTTGACGATCTTCTTGGAGATCTCGGCAGTGACGACGAGGCCCGTGTTGTTGTCACGGCCCGTGACCAAGTCGCCAACGTCCGCGTCGATGCCGTCGGGAATGTCCACGTCGATGGTGCTGGTGTTCCGAAGTTCCTGGAATTTCTGCCTGCCCTTGTCCTCGAGCTCGTCGGCTTCGGCGTTGGACAACTCGTATGTGGCGGTGCGTTCGTCAAGGCCTTTGAGTGTCTGCGTGTGGCTGAATGTGCCGTTCGCGTCGGCGTACCAGTGGATGACGGTACGGTCCTTGAGTTCGCCCTTGCCCAGGCAGATGAGATGGTTGATAGGGTGCGCCGCCTGTTTGGCGGTGAAGTCGATGAGGTCCGAGTCGATGCTGTCGCCGATCGTGCGGACGGGCATGGCGCTCATGGATACCTTGTCGCCGTCATTACGCAACCGGAGTTTGAGTCCGCTTGCCCTGAGCATCTTGACCAGACCGCTGTACAGGTCCACGTACCGGTCGAACTGGCAGGTGGTCTTGTGGTCGGCGCTTTCGTCGGTGACGGCGAACAGGCCTTGCAGTCCCGCACGGCTGACGAGCGTGCGCATGATGACGGGAATCGTGCCGGACAGGGTGAGGTAATCGTTGTTCCTGTCCGGTTCGATGATCTTCGAGGCGAGCACTCCATGCCAGTCGCGGCCATGCCATGTGACGGTGGACAGGCCTCCGTCCACGTCGACATCCGTGTCGTCGATGATGCCGCCGTACTCGGTGCCGTCGATCATGATGCGGCTTCCCGCCTTGAGCGCGGCGTCTTCGACCTGCAGGTCGAAGTCGTTCTCCCCGCTGCCGAACGCGAGGTCGAGCGTGTATGAGGCGTGGCTCGCCACGGGTTTGCCTGTGGCGTCGGTGACGATCAGGTCCATGGCGGTTCGCTCCTTTCCTCGCAGACCGTCAAGTCGAATTGGAATCCTCCCGGCCAGCTGATCGGCTGTGTTCCGGGCGCGAGCGGTTGGAACACGTACCGGCCGGAATCCTTGCCCGACCCTCGCACGGCCTGCGCGAAGCAGTTGGTGGCGAGCCCGGTGCCGCTGACCATGGTGACGGTCCTGACATCGCCGGTGCCGTCGATTTCCAGACGTGAGCCGGATGGCACGGTCACGTCGACCTCGTATCGGTTGTCCCCGATGATGACGTACGGGTTTGTGCACGGTCCGAATATCGTGAGTTTGACCGGCTGCGGGATGGATGTGTCGTTGACGATCTCGGCACCCAATGCCATGCCGGCGAAATCATGCGGATAATCATATGGATAGTCCAGGTCGGAGGTTCCGGAATCGTATCGTGGCGTGAAATGCGTCATGGTCGGACGGCGCCACACGCCATCGGCCAGCACGATGGTCAACTGTGTCTCGACCATCGTGGGCGTGATGGATTGCGGTTCGCTTTTCGTGATCCACGCTTTGGCTTCCCATTCGCCGTCGGCGATGAGCGTGCCTGGTTCTCCGGAGGCCATGTCGGCGTCCGCGAGGCGGCGCAATAGGTTGAGCGTCTCCGGAGAATCGTGGATCTTCACGGTGATGGTCGTCTCGCGTGTCTTGCGTGTGATGCCCGTGATGCCGCGCGAGGCGAGGCTGTAGTCCCAGATGCGGGCGCGCAGTCCGGTGAGTGTCTCGCCGTAGAGCGGCCCTTCGAAACCGATCGACTCGCCTGTTGCGCCGCTCACGTAGCTCAGGGTTCTCATGCCACGCTCCTTACGAGTCTTGCGAAGTCACGTTGGGTGAACGGCCGGTCGTCGGCCGTCGCCGTTTCGACGGCTTCGATCAGCGTGTCCATCCTGCCGATGACGGTTTCCAAGAGTCTGTCGGAATCCGATGGCGTGGCCGTGGTGACGTTCAATCGTCCGGTCTTCGACCAGTCCGTGCCGTCGAGGCTCATCGAGGAGACGAGCGAGTCCATGGACCGGTTGACCACGGCGGCTGAATCATCGATGCCCAATGCCATGCCTCGGCCGATCATCACGCCGACCTCGTCACGCATGAGGCGTGATGGTGAGTGGATGCCGAGTTTGCTTTTGACAGCGGAGATGGCGTCGTTGACGCCGGAGAGCAGGCTCGACGCGATGCTGCCGATCTTGCTCTGGATGCCGCTGACGATGCCGTTGACGATGTTCGCTCCGATGCTGAGCATGCGGCCCGGCAGTGATGACAGGGTGCTGACGATGTTCTGCACGAACTGGTTGCCGGCCTGCGACGCCTTGGTCCCCATCTGGGACGCCCAGTTGGCGACGCTGGAGATCGTCGCGGACAGCCAGGAGCCGATTCTTCCCGGCAATTGGGCGAGGAACGTGCCCACGCTCGTGAGGAACCGGCTGCCCGCCTGGATGGCCTGCGATGCCATGTTGGAAACCCACGCCGAGGCTGAGGCTACGGCTCCCGCGAGCCAGCTGGCCACATTGCCGGGCAGCTGGGTGAGGAACGTGCCGACGTTCTGCAGGAACTGCGTACCCATCTGTAGAGCTTGCATGGCCGTGGACGACACCCATGCGCCGATGCTCGCGGCTGTCGAGGCGAGCCATGCGGCCACGTTCCCTGGGAGTTGGGTAAGGAACGTTCCGACGTTCTGCACGAATTGCATGCCCATCTGGAGTGCTTGCGCGCCGAACGCGACCGCGTACAGCGCGATTGACGTGACGGTGTAGCCGAGCCAGTAGGCGATCGTCTCTGGCAGGTTCATGATCGCGTTGGCGAGGTTTGTGAGGAACTGTTGTCCGGCCTGCAATGCGGACTGGCCAAGGCTCACGGCCCATGATGCGACGGCTGACGCTGCTCCGGCGAGCCAGCTGGCGATGTTGCCGGGCAGTTGTTGGAACCATTGTCCGACACCTTGGATGGCCGACGGGAGCGTCGAGGTGAAGAACGTGACGATGGTCTGGCCGATAGAGGTGACCTTGCCGACGGTCGCCTGCCACGCGGACGAGAGGAACGACGTGAACGACGCCCACATTTGACGTCCGGTATTGGTCTGGGTGAAGAACCATGCCAATGCGGCCACGACCGCACCGATGGCTACGACGAGCATTCCGATAGGATTCGCGTCCAAAGCAGCGCTGAACGCCAATTGCACGGCGGTAGCGGCCTTGGTCACCGCACTCCACGCCGATTGGGCGGCCTTGACGATGTTGAACGAGCCAGCGAGTTGCTTCAGACCGCCCGCCACACTTCCCGCGTCGGAGATCTTGCCAATCAAATCGAACGCGGCCGTAGCGGTCTTCTCCACACCGGAGGCAGTCGCGGAAATGGCCTTCAGTCCACCGGAAACTGTCTTCAGCCCGGCCGAGACGATATCCCAGCCTTTGACCGCGAGCAATGCAATGGTGATGGCTTTCAACGCGCCGGATACCAGTGCGCCGTTCTGCTGCGCCCACTGTCCGACCGACTGCAGCCAGCCTCCCACCGTCATGAGCACGCCGGTCAAAGTGTTCAACAGTCCGGCGAAGCTCTGCGCCGCGGAACTGGCGGTGCGCGCGCTGTCGTTGAAGCCGAAGGCCTGCGAGACCGCGGCCGCCAATCCGGAAACCAGCGAGCCCAATCCGGAGATGACGCCGGTCAGGCTTTCAAGGAACGGCTGCAACGCGCCCGTCTCGATGAACGTGTTGACGAACGTCTTCGCCCATCCCGCCGCGTTCGACAACGCCTGCGCGACCGAAGCGACCACTCCCGCGAGCGCGCCGGCGGTTGTGGAGAACATTGTGGCGGCTTCGCCGCCATTGTTGAGTCCGCCTATGAGTGATGTGATTGCGTTCCAGAGGCCAGTGAGTTGGCTTTTGAGGCTGGCCGTCGCCGAGGCGAGCATCTGGAAGCCGGGGATGTTGGCTAGTGTGTCGCTGAGGTTTTTGAGTTTCGCCTGTGTGGCGGGTATCGCGTTCTCGAGACCTTGTTGGAGTGCCGCTCCGACTTTTTGCAGGGTTGGTGTGACGGCTGCGGTGAATGTGTCGATGAGTGGGATGGCTTGGTTGAACAGGCCACGCAGGCCGTCGAGGACTGGTGTGGCGGCTGTTTCTCCGAGTCGGCTCAACGCGGCTTTCACGTTGGCCAGGGCGCCGGTGAATGTGGTGCCTGCGGATAGTGCGGCGCCGCCTAGGCCTTCCTGCATGGCGTCGGCGAAGGTTTGGAAGTCGATTTTGCCGTCCGAGACCATGTCGGACACTTCGGCGCTGGTCTTGTTCAGATGCTTGCCGAGCATTTGGAGGACTGGGATGCCGCTCGACATGAGCTGGAGCATGTCGTCGCCCTGGAGTTTGCCTCGGGCGGCGACGGAGCCGAAGATCATGCCGATGTCGGTGAGGCTTCTGCCGCTGATCTGCGCGGTGTCGGCCACGGTCTTGAGGACCTTGGTCAGGTCCCCGCCTTCCTTGATGCCGGAAGCGGACAGGCTTGCCGCCACGGTCGCGGCGTCACCCAATCCGAACGCGGTGCCTTTGACGGAGGCGAGCGCGTCGTTCATGATTTCGGTGACGCTCGCGCTGTCGTGGCCGAGGCCTTTGAGCTTGGCTTGCGCGTTCTCGATGTTGAGGGCGCGGGTGAAGCCGCCTTTTGCGGCCAATGCGGTGATGCCGCCGGCGAGGGTGGCGATCGCGCCTGTGCCGACCTTGCCGATTTTGCCGAATGCCCCGCCGATTTTAGAGATGAGGGTGTTGGAGCTTTTCTTGGAGGCGTTGTTGACGGCGTCGCCGATGTCACCTTCGATGCTTTTGCCGAATCCTTTGCCGGATGGTTCGACGTGGACGTATGCGACGCCGATGTCCTGTGCTGCCATCGTGTTTCCTTATGGGTTTTGGATTCCGATGGCGGTCGAAATCAGAGGTCGTCGTTGATGTGGAAGTAGGCTTTGAGCCGTTCCCTGTCCTCGCGTTGACGACGGGTGAGGTTGTGCGTCGGGGTCGGCGGGCGGAGCGGGTCGCAGTCGCGGTCGAACCATGGGCGTTTGCGTTGTCCAGACAGCGTCCAGACCGCCTGTTCGGCTCCGTCGGGCGCGTAGACGGCGTTCTGCAACGCCATCCACGAGTGGCTCGTATGGTCTTTGAGGATTTCGCGGGTCAACGCCCAGGCGAGTCCCCAATCGACTCGTGGACGTTGGCCTTCAACCCATTCCCGGAAGCGTACGGGCCTGTAGATCTGCCCGTACGCTCGGATCCAGTCGTAGGCTAGTGCCGCGCGATTGTTGTTCCAGAGGTGGGCGAGGTAAACGCTTTTGGGTCCAGTCCGGATTCCTCGGCCCACGCCTTGATGGTCGCGGTGAGGTAGGCCATCGGACGTTTGGTCTTGCGCAGCACGTTCCAGAAGTTCGGCTGCATCGTCTGGAAGTAGGCGAGGAACGTGCTCACGCAGGCCGTGGTTTCCTCGTCGGACAATGCGGGCTTGCTTTTGACCAGGAGGATGGCCTGGACGAGTTCGATGGGCAGTTCCGCGTTGTTGAGGTTCGGCAGGTCAAGTTTGACGCCGGCGACCTCGAGGTGCACGTCGGGTTTGAGCTCTTCCGCTTCGGTCAGATCTACGTCCACGACATGGTATTCTTTGTCGCTCATGTTGGCTCCGTTCTAATGGTTGGCGGTTGAATGGGTGTCCCGTGCGGCCGACCGCCATCGGCCGCACGGGAAGAATCAATGGGTCACTTGGCGTCTTCAGTGACGAGGCCCCATGCGTGGAACTGTTCGCCGTTGGTGCCCTTGAGCATCTTGAACGTCATGCTGAAGTTCATGATCTCGCTGGATTTCAGGCTCACGTCGTCACGGTCGCTCACCTTCGCGTTGGTGCCGTACATGAGGAACGGACGGTCCTGCTGGTCGAGCGCGACCAGCACGAGGATCCACTCCTTCTTCAATCCGGCGCCCTTGATGCTGATGCCGCCGTCCGAATCGACGTCCACGTCGAAGTAGGCCGACACCACATCCTTGCGGCCCTCCATGGCGGCGAGCTGCAGGGTCCAGTAGCCCGGATCCGTGTCGGACAGCACGATGTCGCCGTTGTGGGCCTTGTAGTCGGTGCTGTCGCCCGGTTCCGGATGCAGTACGGCGCCGTCCTCCGTGGAGTAGCCGATCGGCTTCTTGCTTGCCGGCGGGGTCCAGGCCACTCCGGTCGGAGCCACGAACGTGCTGTCGCCCTTGGGGAACAGGAACAGCGCGTAGTTCTTGATCAGGCGCACGTTGCCTGCGGTGTTGCCGCTGGACACGTACCCGTAGTCGGTCGCGCCCTGCGCGGCGACGGTGGTTTTTTCGTTGTTGTCAGACATTCGTCTGCACCTTTCCGTTCTTCGCGTGTGGCGGCACGTTGTCTTTGGTTGTGTTTCAGTTAACGGTGACCTCGAGCAGGAGCACTCCGTACGCGCACACCAGCCTCTTGTCCTCGTCAGTCATGCGTACCGGCCCGGATTCGAGTGACGCGTCGATGAGCGGCGCGACGGTTCCGAGCCTGATGATCTCCCTCGCGATTGCCGCCCACACGCGGGCGGCCCTGTCCCAGTCGCCCGTATGATCCTCTCTCGTGCAGCGCACGCCCAGCCGCAGTCGCACGGCCTGCGAGATTGGGGTGCTCATGCCTTGCATGGAGTCAGCCAGCGTGGCTTCGGTGAAGGGAGGTTCGAGGTCGCTTCGTTCGATGGTGTCGAACGTCACGTCCGGGAACAGTGTCCTCAGTTTGGGCAGGAGCAGGGGTTCCGTGCGCCGGGGAGTGACCGGGATGCTCATACGCGCATCCTTCCGAGCGTGTCCTCCAGCGTGCCGTGCGCCTTCTCCACCGGTGCCGGGCAGAGGATGGCCACGCCGTTGCGGTTCGCGCCGTTATGATCGCGCACCATGCAGCGGCTGTCGTTGACGGCCTCGTTGGCCGCGGCCCTCATGCGCGAGCGTAATGTCTCGTTTTTGAGGACCTGTTGGCTGAAGTTCCTGCGGTTGAATACGAATTTGCATCGTTTGGCCATGGTTTATCCTTCCCGTTCTCCAACGGTGATGACGTCGCCGACGTGGCGTCCGCGGATGTTGTTCCACACTTGCGGCTTGCCTTTGACGGGCAGGAGCTGGCCTCTGACCTTGATCAGATCAGTGGCCTGGATGCCTGTCGACTGGCTGCCGCGAATGTGGATCGTGTATTCGATGGTTTGTGGATTGGCGTTTTCCTCGACCTGGTCAGTGGTGGAGGTTGGCGCGACCAACGCCTGGAATGTGCCGACGGGGACGGGTTTGCCTTGGATGGGGTTACCGTCCACGTCGGTGATGGTTTGGCCGCGCCATACTTCGATGGTTTCCACTAGGAGACCTCCCCCGTGGCCATGTCGATGCTGAACGCGCGTTGCGCGTTGATGCCGAGGATTCGTTTCTCGTCGTCGCGTAGCCAGAGGTCGCCGGTCGGCGAGCCGAAGCTGTATTGTTCGCTGAAGCTGCCGGTGGTCTGGTTCATCTGGGTGACGCCGCCGGGAATGCCGTACGGGTCGGCCTGCATGATCCTGCGAACGATGTCGCAGGTGATCTTCGCCAGCAGACGTGGCCGTTCGTTTTGGAGCCTCCGCCAGTTCGGTGAGCGTTCCTTGATGTAGTCGGTCACGTCCATGAGATGCGTGTCGGCTTTCTCGCGTTCCTCGTCGGTGAGCTTGTGCCACCTTTGTTCGAGGTCGTCTGAGGTGGCGAACATGTCGGGCTTGTCCGTCATGGTCACTTCTTGTCCGGCAGTTTGACCACCCCGGAGGATACGAGACCGGCGACGATGTCGTTGAACTGTTTCGCCAGCGTGTTGAACGCAGTGACGAGTTTGTCGAATTCGTCCTTGGTCGGAGCGTCCGCAACTGCCTGGGCGATGTTGCTGTCGACGTTGCCGATCGTCTGTTCTGGCGCGTACTGCTTGATGCCGCCAAGGGTGTCCTCGCCGGCCGCCGGCAGCTCGTATGCGCTGGAGCCGGCGGAGAAGTCCGTGCCATCCTTGTTGACGAGGCTCACCTGCGCGTCCAACGGTCCGATCGTGTGCTTCTTCTTACCTGACGGATTGACCACAAGGGTCTGGATGGGGAAACTCATCGTTCACCTCATTCCGTGGTCTTGAGCACGGCGAACGCCTTCGGGTCGATGATCGCGAACGCGTACATCGCCTCGGTGCGGTATGCGATCTGGTTGTGGGCCTTCAGGTCCACGCCGGTCTGGTCCGGGTCGCCGTAGGCGATGATCTCGCTGGTCAGGTCGCGGACCATGCCCCATTTGATGAGGCTGAAATCGCCCATGAACGCGAGCACCTTCGTCGGGGTCTTGGCCAGTCGGCCGTTGACGGTTCCGGAGGTCGCCGCGGTGATGCCGTCCAGGCTTCCGGCCTGCAGGTTCAGCGGGATCTCCGGATAGAAGCGCATGCCGGTGGAGGGGACGCGCAGCTTGCGCAGGCGGGATGCCCAGGTCTTGGACAGGGCGACTCCGTTGATGTCGTAGGAGTCGTTCAGCGCGTCGGCCAACGCGTCCACGTTGCCGATCTCGTCCTCGGTGGCGTTCACCTGCACGGCGGACGTGCTCAATGGGTCGAATCCGGAGAGCGCCTCACCGGTCTTGGGGTTGATCGCATGGTAGATCACGTAGTCGAGGGCGCGGCCCAGCGCGGCGGCCTGATCGGCCTGGATGCTGCGGATGATCTGCAGCTGGTTGTCCTCGTCGGCCCACTGGAGTTCGCTGGTGACTCGGGTGGTGGTCTGCACCTTGAAACGCTTCGCCACGACGGAGTCCACGGTCTGCTCGTAACTGTTCTTGACGGCACCTTCGGCCACAACCTCGGCTTCGCTCTTGCCGTTGAACACGAGGTAGTCGGCGTCGGAGAAGATCTGCGGCGTGCTGGGGCTCAGGGACGCGATGGTGCTGGTGTCCTTGGCCTTGTTCACGATTTCGGTGGCCACGCTCACAGGGAGCTTGATCTGGTCGGTTTTCATCGCCATGATGGCTTGTCCTTTCGGATGGTTGGGTTATTCGCCTAGGAGCTGGTGGATGTACGAGAGCTCTTCGGCGTCCTTGTTGTTGTTCTGGTGCGAGGGAGAGCCCGTCTGGTTCCTCACCCGCGGCGGCTTGGATGCCGGATGCAGCGCCGCGTGCAGGAGGTCCGCGTGCGCCTCGAGTTCCTCCTTGGTTCCGCCGCGCAGCAGTTCGGCCGGGACGTCCTTGTCTTTGGCGACTTCGGATACCCATTCCGCGTGCTGCTTCTCGGCCGCGGCGTCGTCGATCTGCTTGCGCAGCGCCGCGTTCGATTCCTTGAGCTTGTCGATTTCGCTCTTTCCTGCGTTCTCCATCTCGTCGAGTTTCATGGCCTTGGACTTGAGCTCGTCGTAGTCCTTGTACTTGCCGCGCTCCTTGGCCAGGCGCTTCTCGACGATCTGATCGACCTGTTCCTGGGTGAACGACTTCGGTTCACCGCCGTCGCCACCGTCACTGGAACCGCCCTCGTCCCCACCGCCGTCGATGAGACGGATGCGTGCCGGGAATCGGAATCTGATGGACATGCTGCTCTCCTTTGCTTGTTCCCGTGGATTCGAGTTCGACCGCGCCACGGTGCGCTGAATGGTCCTCCCACGCGATACGGCGCATGGTCGCCGCCAACCTGAATGGCTGGTCGAGTGGTGGATGCAGGATTCGCACCTGCGCGGCTGTGAAGCGCCCGAGTTACAGTCGGGTCCGTTCGTCTACTCCGGCAATCCACCTTGATTTCAGGCATAAGAAAAGCCACCACGATGAATCGTGATGGCATGTTGGAGTCAGCGCGTCACAGAATCATGACGATATGCTGATCGGCTTAGAACTGGGCATATATCTATCAAACGCCTCCGTGCCTGGATCGGCGCTGAGCACGGTGCCGTCGTCTTTCGTTACGGCGAGTATAGGCAGCCCCGGTTCGGAGGGGTATGAATCCAGCCCGGGGAAATCGAACCCGAACAGCCATGCTCCGTCCGAATCCCCAACTCCAGTGATGATCATGTTGGGATATTCCTGCTTGGCGAGTTCCATGGCCTTTTCGATATCCATGTCATTCCTCCTTGCAGTACTTCAGCACCAATTCAGTTGGTTCGGCATTATCTATTCTCATTATAGAGGTTTTTCCTGCTTCAGCGGACTTGAAATAGCGTCGAACATTCATGTCGCCAGTCTGCGGGTCGACGAAAACGATGCCGTTCTTCAGCTTCTCCGCGATGAAGACGTGGCTTTGATCTCCACTGAATTTCCATGTGACATGGACGATGGCGCGACTACCAATGCCCCATTTATGAAGATTGCGCTCTATTTCGTTCTCGCCCGTTTCATCCCCGCATTCAATCCAAGTGCCTTTGAAAGCCGTCTTCCAACGGTTGGTGTCGTAATCGGCAGCAGGGCGTGGTGGATGGTCGTTGGTCATTGGACGCGGCATCGCGGTGACCGCGTATCCTCGCCTGCGCATCTCATACGCGACGACGCAACGCTGGCAGTTGTTCCGGTATTCCGGCCCCTCATCGAACATCGGATTCGTCCCCGTGACCGCTTCCCTCAGGTTCCTGCTGCCAAGGAAGGTCCTGAACGGATGATCCGCGTCGAACTTCGGCGGACGGCCCGGGGTCTTCTTCAAAGCCTCGGGAACGACCGAATCCGTGCACACGCCGGGAGACCGCCTGTACGCCTTGAGGATGTCTCCATCGTATTCGCGGTCGGCGAGCGCTTTCATTTGCTTGTATTCGGCTTTGTATGCGGCTTCGTCGTATCCGGTGAGTGCCTGTTTGCCCCAGTTCGGCATGGGTTGGCAGTGGCAGTTGGTGTGGTAGATGTTGCCTTTGCCGCCTGCTGCTTCCTCGCTGGTGTATTCGTAGCCGCGTGAGGCGAGCATGGCGCAGAACGCGCATGTTTTCGGTCCTTTTGGCACTCTTGCCCATTTTGGTTTCGTGGGGTCGAGCCGTATGTTCCGTCGTTCTGTTAGGCGGGCGCCGGTGCGGATCATGTCGGTGATGAACTGTTGCGCGTCGTCGATGTTCGAGAATGATGGCCATAGGTCGTCGATGGTGGCGCCGGATCGTGCCTGGCCTGCCATGACCTGTGAGTAGGTCAGGCCGTTGTAGTCGGTGTTGGCGAAGCCGCCTTGGACCTGCCATAGCACGCGTTCCGGTTCCAGGTCCGTTCCAGGGTCGAAGTCTGGCATGGTGACTTCGGCGTATTCGGCCCATGCGGTGCGTACCGTCGCATAGTATTCGTCGGCGAGGCGGTTGGCCGTGGCCGTGTATTCGCGTACCGTTTCGCGCGCGTCCGATGGGTCTCGTTCCAGTACGGTTTCGATTTCATCGGCTGCCGCGTCGGTCAGGTTCGTGAGGTCGTCCCGGTAATCCTTCCATGCCTGGTCAAGCACTCGTTCCAATGCTTTGCGGCGTTCCGGCGGCAGGTTCAGATTGTTCAGGTCCATCCGACGCCTCCTGCTGCTGGTTGTTTTGCGCCGTGCGGATCCTGAGCTGGTCCACGACGTTCTGCGCGCGTGCCTTGCGTTGGTCGGCGCGTAGGCGGGTGATTTCCTCGCGGGTCAGGCCGAGGCGTTCGAGTCCGACGTCGGAGTCGGCGTAGCCGGTGATCTTGTCGGCGATCTTCGTGAACGCGTCGGCGCGCGCCGCGTCGGAGATTTCCCTTGTGGGCGCCCATACCGGGTGCACGTCGCGTATGGAGTCCGGTATCGTGTTCGCGCCTTCGCGCAATGCCACGGCGATGCCCATGGCCCGTTTGAGTTCCCGTCCGAAGGCCACGTTCTGCTTGTCTGCGATGCGTGTCAGACGTCGTTCGGCGGACGCCATGGCCTCGGCACTGGTCGGGTTGTCTAATGTGATGCCCAGGTAGTCGACCGGCACTCGGGTCTGCGAGGCGACGAGCATGGCCATCGTCTTGAGCATGTCCGAATGGGGTGTCATGGACGCCTGCTGCACCTGCTGCAATTGGGGAAGGTTGCCGTCCTCGTCGGCGGTGATCGCGTTGATCGCCTGGATGAGGCTCTTCCACGTGTTGCTGCTGAACGCGTCCCTGTTCGCTCCGATGAACCAGAGTTTGGGGACGGAATAGAATTCGGCAGACGCCTCCATGCGGACCACGGTACGGAATCCAGCATCGACAAGGCTCATGAGCGAACGGCTGATGCGGCTGTGGCCGAACGGCCGGTCCATCTGCCTGTCATAGGCGAGCGAGACGACCGTCGGCTGATCGAAGTTCGTTTCGATTTTCTCCGCACGCCATGGCATCAGGTGGCCGGAGCATTCGTAGACCTTGCCTGGAAGCCACACGTTGAACGCGCATATCCGCCCGTCCTTATCGTCCTCGGTGATGGTCAACGCGGCGGCCAGACGGTGGTTGCGTCGGTCCCAGATTCCCGCGGACCAGTCGGCGGAACGCGGAATCATACTGATTCGTTCCGGATCCTCCGGGTCTGCGGCGATGGTCAGGAAACTGCATGAATGCTTGTATGCGGATACGATCAGTTCGGACGTGGCCACGTCCAATTGGTTGTCCTCGAACAAGTCGCCAACACCCATCGTGTCGTCACCGGAAATGCTGAACCCTTCCAGGTCGCTCAAATCGCTCAATGAGCGGACGGCCAGTTCCGGCCATCCGATCATCGCCTCGACCTTGTTTTTGATCTGGTCGGGGATGGAGATGCCGAAGTCCTTGAATCGTTCCTTGCAGTCGTAGTAGGCTCCGCGGATCAGGTTGCGTGGATATTTCTCGCGCCAGACGCGCAGCAGTTCGTGGATGATGGGCATGTCCTCGTCGTCGACGCCGAGGATGGCGCCGATGTTGCCGCTCGCGGTGTCGAGGTAGCTGCTGCCGGTGAATTTCGGCGCTGTGCTGATTGTGGTGCCGTCGGCCATGTAGAACACCATCAGACCATCACCTCCTGTCGTCTTCCTGGGTGCCGCTTCGTCGTGCACGCCCCGTACAGGGCGAGTGTGGTGGATACGAGCGGGGTTATGTCGATGTCACTGCCGAGTTTGTTCCAGGCGATCGCGCCGGACTGTCCCAATGGGCGCGTGGTCGCGCCCTTGACGGCTGCGGCCAGCTGCGGCTGGTATTCGTCCCGCGGGTGCTTGAGCGTTCCGGCTTTGAGCATGTCGAGGAAGCGTCCGCATGCGCGGCCCATCTCCTGCATGTTCGTGACCATGACCTTCACATGTGCTTTCTTCAGTTCCGGCAGCAGGCTCATGGCGGGCGACTGGGCGTCGATGACCACGCTGGCGGTCTTCGGCCAGCGTTCGGCGAGCCAGTCCACGGCCCACATGGTTCCCGCCTGCCGCGCGTCCTTGATGTTCGCCATCTGGATGATTGCCGAACCGTCCGCGTATCGTAGCGCGGCTCCGATGGTCAGCACGCTCCTGTCCGGAGGCATGTCGATGCCGAAGCTCACCGTGCCGCCCTCGGGCACGTCGTCGATGGCCGCGGCCTGCCACAGGTCGGGGCTGATGGCGTATGCGGTGGCGGTCTCGTCCCATATGCCAAGCGCCTCACGACGGAATGAATCGTCCGACAGGTTGTTGCGCATGCGCATGATTGCTTGTTCGCTTGTACGTTTCGGATAGCTGGGATTCGCTTTAGCCCACTGTTCGCGGTCGTCCGGATCCGCGTCCTTGTCGGCGGCGAGCTCCACGTAGAGGAGGTTTCCGTCATGGTTCAGCGCATGCATGCGTTTCTCCGTGAACGCATCGCACTGGTCTCCCGGCTTGGGTGGATTGCCCATATACACGACCAGGGGGTTAGGACTCGTGTTCAAAACCGGAATCATGTTGTCCATCGCGCGCACTGTGAGGATCTGCGCTTCGTCGAACACGGCCACGTCCACGCTGTGCAATCCTCGACCGAAACCGTTTTCGCGGGCGCCAAACATGATGCGGCTGCCGGACGTGAACGTGATCTCCTGTTGGCCGTTTGCTCTGCGAATGCGTTCCACGTACCGGCCGAGCACTGGATTATGCTCCATCTCGCACATGTCCGCGAATGTCTCGTCGCTGGTGCGCGTATGGTGGGCGGTCCAGATGGCTTTCAGGTTCGGTGTGAGTATCGCCTTGAGGAACAACGCGGTGCCGACGGTGAAGGTCTTGCCGATCTGCCTGCAGCTGGACAGCACGGCGCCGTCCGCGCCACACGCATACTTGCCTTCCGCGTTCTTGGCGAACAGAAGCCACAAGAAGCCCTGCTGCCACAAGTCGAAACGGATGCCGGCCTTGCGCGCAGCTTTGTTGATTCGCGTGAACTCGCTGCCGACGATGCCTTCCGGCTGGCGGAGGACCTTGGCGATTTCAGACAATCGACGCTCCGACATCGTCCGTCACCTCGTCTTCCTCATCGTCCAGCAGGTCGGTCAGGCCACCTACCTGGAGCGATTCGATGCGGTCGCATACGGCGATGAGCTGGCGGCTGATCGCGGGCAGCGCGTTCGCCGGCGTCGTGGGATCGGCCATGGCCTTGAACAGCAGGTCACGGTTGTCTCGCAGTATGTCCAGCATGCTGCCGTCCATCATCCGTTCGAAGCTCCGCTGGTCGAGATCCTGCTCCGGCTTCTGTTTCGTTTCCACGGCTTTGACGGGCGGCTTACTGTTCCGGTCCTGTGCGGGCCTGTTCTTTTTCCGACGATAATCGGCTTTCTGGCGGCAGGACTTGGAACAGTACTTCTGAGGCCGCCCGTGGCCGGAAGGCTGGAATTCCTTGCCGCAGAGTTCGCACTTCATCGGCGTAATCCTCGCTTTCCGACCTTTCGTTGTTTCCCCTGTTTCCGACGTTTGAATCCGCGGGGAGAAATCGGCACTGCACCCGAGGCGACTGGAAGGGGGTGTACCCGGGATCCCTGCCCTGGTCATCGGAGGTCAGATGCCGAACGTTTTGAACGGCATCGAGCTTGCTTTCACGTCCTGTCTGCCAGCCAGCAGCGCTCGTGCGTGTTCGTCTGTCTTGTCGCTCTTCATCCTGTTGCATCTGCGGTGCGTGAGCCTGCAGTTCGCGAAGCTGTATGGATCGCCGCCGCGTGAGACTGGTATGAGCTCGTCGACTTCGGCGCTCATCGGATGTGGTGTCTTCAATGTCTTGTCGACCGGCTTGCCGCAGATGGCGCACACATCGTATGCGGCCAGCACTCTTGCCCTGAGCTGTCTGCGCCGCCAGCCGTTGCTGACGCGCTCGTTGCGCCGCTTGCTCATGTGGCCTCCCACGTGTATGGGACCCGGAGTGCCGTGGATTTGCCGACGACTATCTTCGCCGTTGGCTTGCCGGAATGCCGGTATAGGGGCTCCCGTATACGGCCGCTCCCGTGTCTTGTAGGGGTTCCCCATCATCTGCGAATACCCCTCCCGGATTTGCCGATACCCCTACCCCGGATTTGTTTCATGGGTGCCTTCGGCGGGATTCGAACCCGCGCATACACGCGGCCACAAGGAAGAGAATCCAATAAAGACTCGCGGCCGGTACGATCTACCACTGATTCCTACGAAGGCATGGACAGGCGATTTGAGCTTCACCGCATCACGGAAGCGCGGGATTGGCTTGCCTGCCACATTGGTGTATGTCCACTCTGACGGGAGTGGGCGGAGCGTGTCCGATATGCCGTTCGGACAGGACGGGTACGTAACCCAAGGAGTCAGGAGAATCCAAGGCGGATATGAGTGAGGGTTCAAACCAAGTCACCTCGGTTTGAACCCTCTAATCCACTGACAATTCTGCGTTGCACTTTCGATTTTGTCAAATCGAATCGCGCCGCAGCACCTGCCGATGCACATCCGAAAGCCTGTACAATGGCCGTCCCTTCTCGTTCTCACCGGCCGGCTGGAGCCTGCCGCGCTTGCGCCACGAACGAATCGTGTTCGCATTGCACTGGAACCCGCACTCGCGCAGCAGCTCCGCGCACTCCCCCGCCGTGAACGCCCTGCCCGATTCGATGCACTCCCGCAGGAACCCCAATCGCACGTCGACCACGCGGTAAGTGTTGCCGCACACCGGACAGTCGACGCTTACCGCTCCAACCTCCGCACTCAGCTCCACGCCGCACAGAGGATTCAGGCACCTGCCGATGCCGTGCCTGGATGGCGGCACGTCGATGATGCTCATCGTCTTGCGCGCCAACCGCTGCCAGTCATGCCAGATCAAACCGATGTCCGGCAGTCGGTTCAACCGCTGGCATGACCAGCATGCCTTGAGCTTGTCGACGATGGGCGGGACCGCGATGCTTGTGGCCCATGGCATGGCCGGCGGCGCATACAATCGACACCACAACGCCGTCACCGCATCCTCGATCTCCTGCAGATGGTCAACGACCGAGAGTCTGATCGGCGTGGGCGCGGACGGCAGGTTAACACGTCCAGGCTGGTGGCCTCCGTAATGCGCCGTCGAATCCAGGAACTCGCGCAGGGCGTGGATCCAGATGGGATAGTCGTGGATCCATCCCCTCAAAGTGTTCTCGCACTTGTCGCACATCGTGGCTTGGATACGGCACTCCCCGCCACACACACTACATGTTGTGGTTGCTTCCCGTTTTTCGCCCATATGTTGCGATTCTAGCATTTCGGCCATCCTGAATCGAACATTAGTTCCATTTCGGGTATTCCCGCCCACGGGTCCGGATTGTCGGGATCCGGCCGCATCGTCGGGAACCCCTCAAGGGTCGAATAGTGGAATTCACTTCCGCTCATGTCGGCGGGTTTGACGCTGATGGGCATGAGCCCGCATTCATGCGCGCCGAGATACATTCCGTCCGGGCTGATGCCGAGCGGTCCCGCGACCGTCTCCAATCTGATCGTGTCCGTCTGCGCGATGCGGCGGATCCGGATGAGCTGCCGGCCGAGGATGATCGCGGTGACCAGGTCGTCGCCGGCGATGATGCCGGCGTCCCATGACTGCCAGACCACGTCACGTTCGCTGAAGATCCACCGTCCGCATGAGCAGACGGCCGGCACGAGGTGCGCCGGATTGCCCGGCGGCGCGAGCCGGCGCATCCACAATGGTGGTTTACGACTCATCCCGCCACCAGTCGACGAGGTCGGTGATCTTCCAAGCTGTTTCGAAAAGCATCAGCATGACGAATCCCAGGATGAGCCCGGACACCTCATCGAGAAGACCACCAAGTTTTCGGATGATTCCCATCATGATTCCTACCCTTATCCGAGGCTTCGTTTGATCGATTTCCAGATCTGGTCGAGTTCGCCGTCCGGCAGACCGCTCACACGGCCACGCTGGAACAGATCGGCCTGGATCTGCCGTTCGTTCTCCGGATGGTTCTTCAGCCTTCCGTACGCCCAGGCGTGCAATGTGCTGTTGCGTTGGCCTTCCGGCACCGGGCTCATGTCCGGCACGCCATGCGATCGGGACGCGGCCGGCCTGTCGGCCATGACATCGTCCAGGCTCAACGACGGAGCCTCCTGCTTTGGCTCGTTCGTGTATCCGAAATCCTTGAGCATGCGCATGACCGCATCACTCGCCTCCGGCACCACGCCCGCCGGCAGATCAACCAGCTCATACCGGTTCCCATCGATGACACTGCCCGGACCAATCACATAGCCCTTGTTGCTGACGCGCAGGTCAATTGGCAGATTCTGCTCATGCACAGCGTTCTTCAGCAAGCTCACATCCATGCCTGCCGGCATGCGATAATACAAGTGCACGCCATGCGGAGTCCTGGTCACCAACGTGGCCGGCAACGCCTGGGAACCGTAATCGCCAGCCAACGCCTGCAGACACTGCCACCCATCAGGACCATCAGCCTCAGAAGGCTTGTCACAATCGATGACGAAACAGTCGCCAAGCGGAATGACGGCATAACGAGTCATCTTGTCGGTGATGAAAGTCGAATCCGTGTGGCTCTCGTCCGACGGATTCAACCGCTTCCACGACAGCGACACCTTCCCATCGACCGGACCACCAGTCTTTCGCGCCTTGCCCTCGCATGGCGCGAAACCGACATTGCCAGCCAACGCGGATTCGACGATGCCGGCCAGATCATGACAGTCGCCCACATCATCCAACGTTTTAAGACTGTCGCGGTTCGGCTTCGACAATGCCGTCTGCCACCAAGTGTCGGCAGGCTCCGTCTCGTTATCGAGAGCGGCCTTGCGATACACTTCGAAGCGATTCTGGTCGGCGACGCGCACCACACGGCATTGACTGCCCGGCAGCGCCTTGGTCTTCGAATTCTCCAAGCCCAGCACGTCCATCAAAGACTGCGGCACCGCCGTGTGAAACTCCTTGCGATAGTCGTTCCTGGAAGCGACTGGCACGCCATACTGTTCATCGTTCGACGCGATCTCACTGATCAGCCAATACATCTCGTCACTGATGGTGCGAGCAGGACTAAGATTCACAATCTCCGGCTCATCCGAACGCTCCCACAAGCGGCACGACAGCACGAAGAACGCTGCGGGATGTCGATGGCAGAACCCCTCGATCGCATGATATTCGTCATACGAGCGGCCTTTCGACTGGTGGAATTCGACCTTAATGAAACGACGCGTATCGGAATTCTCGCCTGAATCGGCGAACTGCATGTTCGTCAGAATCAGCAATGTGGCCGATGGCGTCATCACACGATAACGGCCGCCCGTGACGCGGGCGTTCACCTGCGAGCCTGTCGAGAGTGCACGCAGCAATGGCAGCATGTCCTCCGTGACAGCGCAAGCCTCATCGTCAATGGCGAAAGCCTTGCCGTCCATCTCATCATTCATCGACTCGCGCCCCAGAGTGTAGCCACCGCCAGTGCAATAGCCCTGCACACTGAAACCAGGAAACACTTTCCCGACTCCAAGCACGCCAAGGATCGCCTGGCGGGCGATCAGCGTTTTCCCGTCACCACCATGACCAGACATTACGTATGACAATTGTTTGAATGGCTCAAGCCATGGCGTCGCGAACATTCGGCAAAGATTCGCGCAGGACTTCTCATCGACGGTCAACCATTCGAGAATGCGCTTCGCATCCCTCAAGGCCTGATTGCCTATTCCTGCCGGTGAGAATGTCTGCGTGACCGCAATATCCGGCTCATCCTGCAGACAGACGATTCTTCCTTCACGGCGCACCCACACGCATGGGTCGCAGCGCACGCCGCGTTCGACTTGGTCGAACCATTGGCTTCGCTTCGCCTCGCGAAGAATCGTCGCACTGTAGAGCGGATTACGCTCACTGCTGCGCGCGTTCGTGCCGATATGGTATTCATCCTCGATGGTTTTCACGGGATGCCATGAATTGAGGATGAGCCTTTCGCCCTCATGGTCGGACGTGTCTGGGTCTCGACGCCAGAGCCTTTGCTGTGACGGGCAGTAGCGAAGATGCCCTTCGCGGAGCTCCCAGATGGCTTTTTGATAGCCGGCGGCCACGACTGGGATTTTCTTGCGATGTTCGGTGGCAGTATCGCCACCATCGCAGATAAGTTCAAGGTTGCGGCCATCGATGGTCGCAATGATCGTGCGGTCGTTCGCCGGCGTGAAGGTGAGTGCGAGCAGGTGGAAGATTCCCGCGAATTGCGCTGGCAGGTCTTCAGTGGGAATGGGCGAGTATTTGCTGTAGTTTCTCATTTTTCACCTCCTTTTTGCGGGGACGGTTACTCCCCTATACACACAACACAAAAAACAATAAAAAAGACATATATATAAAACACTTTGTCCTTTTGTCCTTTTTCTATATATGGTTGATTTTTCGTCCTTTTTGGGTGGACTTTGCCTATGTCCCCCTGTGTCCACCACGTCCCCGCAGTGACGTTTTCGATTAGCGAGACGTCACTGCAGGGATGTGGTGGGGACGTTTTCCTATTTTTTAGAATTCAGGCTCTTGTCCGCTGCCCGCGCCGAGCGCGTTGACGACCTGGTCGACCGTTTTGCCGAGCAGTCCGGCTATCTCCTGCACGTTTTTTCCGGCGGCCTGCAGTTGGGCGGCCTGCTGTCGTTCCTGCATGGTCAGGCCTGCGGGCTGGCCGATGGTGACTGGCTGGCCGTACTGCGGCTGCGGCGCATACTGTTGCGGGGCTGCGGCCTGCAGGTCGTTCATCGCGGTGTTCAAGTCGGCCGTCTTTTTCGGTGTGACGACGTAGTCGTAGATTTTCGCGTCGTTGTAGCCGCGGGTCTTCGCGGGCTTGGTGCGGGCGAAAGTGGCTTTCAAGTGGTCTCCGACGTTCGGATGGTCGCCGACTCCAGCCTGACGGCATGCGAGACGCAATTGGCCGATGTTGTAGCCTTTTACGTACACGCCTCGAATGCCGGAGTCTCCGACGCGATTTGGGTCTTGCAGTGTGGTCTGCAGGTGGATGACGACCTGCGGCTTCGGCTTGCCGTTGGGATAGTAGAGGGGTTCGCCGGTGGTGAAGTCGGTCTGCTGTTCCGCGCGGATTTCGACGATCTCGCCTTCCACGCTGGTGCCGATCGGATCGTCCTTGCTGAACGCGCTGGGCGCGCCGCCCTGCATCACGTCGTCAAGGCTTAACGATTCGGCGGACTGCTGCTGCGCCTGTTGTGGCCGGTAGCTGGCTCCGCCTTGCTGAGTGAATCCGCCACCATAGTTTTGCGTTCCGAACATTGTGTTTTTTACCTTTCTGTTTTCCTGTAGGTGGATTCCAGCAGGCCGATGGCCTGCCGCCATTTGTCCGGCAATGCCGGATATTGGTTTTCGTTGAGTTCGGATAGTTGTCCGAGCTGGTCGTCCGGCCAGCTGCCGCATTGGAAGCAGTGGGTCGGACTGGTTGGCAGAGCGTGTATCCACGCGTCGCGCATTTCGGTTCCATCCTCTTGTTCGATGAGGTCGAGGAGGTTGGCGATGAGTTGCGCGCGGCTGAGCGCCCACCGTCCGGGTTTCGGGTCGAAGTCGAATTCGATCGGCAGTGCGTCGGCCAGGCTGACGCTGTTCCTGGACAGGAAGTAGATGGCGTTCCTTTTGCAGGGTTCTCCGTCGTTTTCCAATCCGATGCCGTACAGGCTCGCCTGGATGCGATATTGTTGGCTTGGACCGTTGGCTTTGACGTTGCGAATTGTGGTGGGGCCGGTGATTTTCCAGTCGATGGTCGTGTTGTTTTCCGCGTCGTACAGGTCGATGCTGCCGTGGATGAGCTGATAGCCGTGGAGTCCGTGGATGCTGCCCACGTCGACGTGTCTTTCGGCTTCGAAGCGTTTCACGGCCCATGGTTCTCCTCCATCGTCGTCCGGGACGGTGAATTCGTCCTTGCGCTTGTTGAACAGGTGTTCGAATCGTTCGTGGACGCATGTGCCGATGAATGGCAGCCATGCGGCCGACTGGCGTTTCTCCCATCCGGCGAGTCTGGCGGCGAGGCAGTGGAGGCAGTCGGTGCCGAGTTCGCTTGGCCCGATCTCCTTTTGCAGGCTGCGTGGCTGGTTGGCGATGTGCGCCTCGATGATCAGGCGGATTTCCTTCCATTCGTCCGATTCCCGCGAAGCGGATGGTGTGGCATCGACGTGCGCGGTGCCCATGTTGGCGTTCATGACTGTTTCAAGGTCGAGTTGTGAGCTCATATCCCACCCTTCCGCATTCCTCGTCGAGACGGGCCCAGAGGAAAGCCGCCAAGTCCCCCCGCCTCTTGTGTGTCGATGATGTAGGCTTCGTCCATGAATCCGGGCGCCTTGTCGTAATGGTCGAGCGTCTTGCTGAGCGCGCGGCCGACCGCCTCCTGGCTGATTGGAACGCGCGTCATTCGACCACCAGACTTGCCGCACCGGTCTTCACGCACCCGCGCAATGCTGGCTCGCCGACCTGGCTGACGATTTCGGACAATGCCTTCGGTTGGATCCGATAGCAGTCGGCGTACTGTTGCACAGGAAAGCGCCGTTCGAATGCTCTGGCATCGAGGTTGCGCTTGCCTTTCCGGATTTTCACGGTCAACGGTCCGGCCGCGTATTCGCCGGGCTCGCGGTCTTCCATGAGTTCGGCTTTCAATCCGTCGGCTTCTTCCTGCAGGTCGGCGATGCGGCTTTTCAGTTCCACGTACCGTTTGGCCAATGTTTCGAGGTTCTGCGCGCTCATTTGCTTGTTCCTTTCACGATGATGCTGGTTTTGGTGGGGATGACGCTGGTCTGGTGGTGCGGGTAGGAGCGTCGGTGCGTTTCCACGACGTCGAACGCGGGCGTGGTTCGCATGGCCGGCCCCAATGGTCCGCACGTGCGGCAGTACGGCATGTGTCCCATCTGCTTGCTCATTCCACGTCCTCCACTGTCGATTGCGTCATGCTGTCGTCTTCGGTGGCGGGATTCGTTTCCTCGTACCGTCGGCTGATGATCACGGTGTTGCAGGTCCTTGGATTGCGTAGGAGCCGGCTGATGGCCGCACCTTCCTTGACGACGTTCTGGCAAATGTCGATGCATTTCGCGACAGTTCCGGCAGGCGTGCCCATCAGACCCTTCTTTTCGATGGTCTGGTCCGCTTTGTCGATGAATGCCGCGGCTGCGTCGCCGATTTTTGCTGGCCGCCGGGTAGAGGCTCGCGAGGTCGGCGCTCATGTCCTCGTCGTCGATGAGGGTCTGCACAACGTATTCACTGGTGTTTTTCATGGTGTTTTCTCCTATCTGGGTATGTATTCCTGTTTGAAATAGATGCTTGCCTGTGTGTGTGGCGTGTATGGCTGGCCGTGCCATGTGAGCGGATCGCCGCTTTTCCGTTTGCGTGGCCTGCCGTGCGTGCCAAGCACGTACTGGTCGGGACGATGCACGTGCCTCGCGAGCCTCTACCCGGCGGCCAGCAAAAATCGGCGACGCAGCCGCGGCATTCATCGACAAAGCGGACCAGACCAT